CAAATCCACTGGCAGATGCACCGTCAACATTTCTTCCTTGATACACCAACTCACCTGCTTGATAATCTCCAGTTCCACTTGACATTAAGAATGCTTGTGGACCTGTATTGCTTGTATTAAATTGGAATGTATTTGCTGTTGATTGACGAATGACTCTCACGTTACTTTCTGGTCCATACAAATATCCACGCATCTGGAATCCAAGACTCCATTGTAATATTCGTAATTCTTGTGGTGGACCATCAGAACCACTAGAATTATAATCAACACTTTGAAGTATTAGTGGAACGTCTACTGGATTGCCAATGTCTACCAAATTTAATGTCATTGTGTAATCAGGATTAAAATATGGTAGAATTTGTTCAATCAATTGCGTTCCATCTTCTGTATTGCGAACATAGATGTACAATTGAAAGTTAAAATTGTATGGTGCCATCGTAACAGTTTTAAGTGACGTATCATCTAATGCACCAAATTGTCGAATGTATGGAGAAATTTTACGAGAAGGATCATATGCAATAGAACTCAATTCAAATGACATTCTAGGCAAAGTGATTTGAACTTCTTTTTCGAGTTTTGGATCTTGAGTGATGCGCTGATAAAACTTTTCTTTAGTGACATAATTTAACGGCACTGTAATTCTTTCAATTTCAGTTGTACCTGCTAAATTATAACGATGTAATCTTAAATTATTGAACATGGTGCCGAATGCGACGACCATCTTTCGAGTAATTCTGTGATAAAAATGTTGATTTGATAACATCAGAAATTCTCGTCTGTAGTTCCAAATGGATTTGTTTCAGTCCAATCAAGAATGTTATCTGCTTCTGTTTCAATGAGAACGTTGTTGTCAAACAGATCTGGTTTGTTCTCTTGTGGATTTCCGCTTGAAAGAAACCAAGCTGCACCTGATGCAGTGCTTCTTACGATTGAGTTTGCAGCAAATGATCCTTTGATATTTCTAAGAGTTAACTTTCCAGTTGGACGATCCCAACTTGAAACATACGCTTTCGCAGTTGCTGTTTCAAGAGTGAGTCCTTGATAAACAATCTCGTGCTCAAGATAAGTTCCAAATCCACCTGCCTGCATTGTATACTCAATACCGAAGGCGCGACTGTCTGCAACGTTGTCAATTTCTTCAATTCCAGTTGTAAGTCGTTCGCCATTATATCTAAAGACTTCGAGATTTAGTCCGTACATATACGGTGCTTGTTTACCTGCTTGGAAGAAGTTTTTTTCTTCTTCAACAAATCTGATTTCAAGTAACTTCTTTTGAACACGAAGATAAATCAAATCACCTTCTTTTGGGACATTGCGAACTGCGGTTGGAACATTTCTTTCAAATGTTCTACGAGCCACAGCAACTCGAGCTTCTTTTTGAATTTGCAAACCAAACTTAGAGAAAAATTCTTGATTGCCTTCGAAGTCTTGAAATGACTCGAGATACATCTCTAATGAGTAGGCTGTTGAAAATGATTTGACTGGATCATCGCCAAATAAATCATCAAGTTCAGATTGAGATTCTCTTGGGATATAATAAACATCAATTCCATGATTCTTGATTGACTCAATGATCATGTCCTCAATGAGGAACTGCTCACGAGTTGCATCTTGATTGTTAAAGTATACTGATGTGCCCATTTTTATCCCACAATCATCATTGGTGGATATTCATAAATGTCTCGAAGTTTCTGCTCGAGCAATTCAACTTCTTGTGTTGCATCTCTGAGAATTGCTTCTCCATTGACGACCAAACCACCAGGAAGTGCATAGTTTGCATACTTACTTAAATTTGCACCCCATTGTTTCTTGAAGAGTGCAGCTGTATATTCTTTTACCCAAGAATCATTATAAATTTTTGTATAAACTGTCGGATCGATAATTCTTTGTGCTTGCATCACAATATAATCATTCTCAGATAATCTTGCATTCCAGTCCATGTAGATTGTCACGCGATTCACAGTTTTGTTATATCTAAATGGAACTTCTCCAGTCACGATCATATCAAGCATCGCAAGATGCGTGCGAGCGATGTAATAGTAAGTGTAACTTGATGCAGTTAAACTGTAGAAGTCATTGAGGCGAAGCTGATAATTGATATCAAAGATGTTAAATCCTTGACCATTTTGAGAACTGACGCTATCGCCAGTGATAGGCATAATTCGAGTAATTCCGACGATATTATCGGAGACGTCGACGTAGCCGTTAGCAAGATTATTTGCAGTTAACTGAGTCGCAAGATATATTTCTTCTGTTCCATCGTAGTGATAGTCACGATACTTTTGTAAAGCATCGTCAATGCGATCTTCCAATTGATCGTCGTCGACATTAATGTCGATAACTGGAAATCCAAGTTTACGAAGAGCGTAATCTTTAAGTTGTTCGCGAGTTGATGGAGATGCCATTTGAGACCTCAGTTTTTATTCTATATTTAGGTTATGCCCTATTTAAATTTGGAATCCACCAGAGCCTAATCCTCTTGCAACTGTAAGCGACCCCACGCTAACTGCATTAAAATCAGTTGAGAATGGAAATTTATCAATAGTGGAGACGTTTGTGTAGGAGGGTGGCGCATTTCCTCCATTAGTGTATCCCTCAACAGTTGAAGATGATCCAGATCCAGTCCATCTAGCTGCAGTTAAACTCCCTACGCTAGTAGCATTCGAATCAGACGCAAATAAAAATTTTTGAATTGTTGCCCCTGAGGTTCCAGGTGGCCAAGTTCCACCACCACTAGAATAACCATGAGTGGTGGAAGATTGTCCAGTGTGTCGAGTAGATGCGCTGGCTAGATCACCAACATCAGACGCTAATGCATAACTTGTAGCAGCCATTGGAAATTTATCGATAACATTCAATGCTGTTGCGCCACTAGTAGGTTCCCCACCTGAGTTATATGCATGAGTTGTTGATGATTGACCAGCAGCAAATCCACGAGCTACGCTTAAATCCCCAATATCAAATGAAAAACTATCCACAGAAAAGGGAATTTTTTGTATAATATTGCTTGATGTTGGGTAAACGCTGCCAGCACCAAATCCTAATCCGAATTGTTTAGATGAACTGCCACCACTAGTGTACACAACCTCGCTCAAATCACCAACATCTGAAGCATTACCTGCATATGCAAATGCAAATTTATCTATTGTATTTGTTGAAGGTCCACCAGTTGCACCACCAGAAGTATATCCATGCAAATCAGAAGATTGAGACGTTGCGCCATATCTACCTTGAGTTAAGTCTCCATGATCTGTTGCATTTGAAGTAGAAGTAGCAAAAGGATATTTGTCAATAACATTTGATGATCCACCTGGCATTATGTATCCACCAGAAGCAAATCCTGCCACCGATCCTTGAAATGATCCTTCACGCAGTAATGATTCTGCTTTGATCGATCCATCAAACACGAGCCCGCCTGAACCTTCTTGAATCGTGTATGATCCGATCATAATTTTATTATTGTAAACTTTAATAGCCATTAGTCTTGTTGTCCACTCATATATCCACGAGATTGAGTAAGATCGCCAAGATCAACGCAAAGATATGCACCGTCGCTGGCAGAAAATGGAAACTTATCAATAGTGTTCTGAACCGTATATGGCGCAACAGCACCACCTGCAGTGAAACCATGAGTTGTACTAGAAGTTCCAGCTGCACCGTACCTACCTTGAGTCAAATCAGCAATATCAGAAGAATTTTGATTTGTGATAAATGAAAACCTTTGAATCACATTGCTAACAGTTCCTGGCCAACCACCACCAGTCACATAACCATGATGTTGAGAAGAAATGCCTGAGGCGATTTGATATGCAGAAGCAGATAAGATATCTCCAATATCTGTTGCATTTGCGTCCGATGCGAATGGAAATTTGTCAATGACATTTGAACTGGTTCCGCCAGCAGTATATCCATGAGTAGTTGATGAATGTCCAGTTGAATAATATCTTGCTTGAGATAAACTTCCAACAGAGGTGGCGTTTAAATCAACAGCAAATGGAAATTTGTCGATCGTTGCTCTAGTTGGCGGTGTGATGCCACCGCTGCTATATCCTGCAGTATTTGAAGATTGACCAACTGGACCATATCGACCTTGTGTCAAATCACCAACATCTGTTGCATTACTGTGTATTGCAAATGGGAATTTGTCAATTACATTACTAAATGGTGGTCCCAGATATCCACCTGTTGAATAACCATAGGTTGCTGATGATTGAGACGCCAACAAACATCTGGCTTGAGTTAAATCTCCAACGTCAGTTGCATTAGACAATGCAAACACAAAAGAAAATTTGTCAATAACGTTAGATCCAGGAGGAAGCCATCCTCCACTCGTATATCCTGCCACAGTTCCTTGGAATGGATAGTTTAATGCTTCGATTGAAGTGGCGGTCAACGTTCCCATGGAATTTGAATAAGATGATTTGACAGAAATTCCAATGTTGTCAACTGATAAACTATAGTTGCCGAAATCAATTCTATTGTCGTAAATGCGAATGGTCATACTTGATGCCCCACGCTTTGTCTCGCTTGAGTCAAATCACCAATATCAGTTGCATTTGCATCTGTAAAAAACGGAAATTTATCGATAACATTACTGTAGCCACCTGGCCACGAAGGAACGTAATGACCGCCTGTGGAATATCCATTAGTTGTTGATGAAGAACCAGCAAGCCCAGATCTTTGAAGAGACAAAGTTCCAATAGAAGTTGCATTTGTATCGGCAGCAAATGGCCATTTATCTATGATATTAACACTCGCGCTTGGTGGGGTGCCATTAAATAAATTTCCGCCAACAGTATATCCATTTGTTGCAGAAGAAACGCCTCCTGGATAGTATCTTGCTTGAGATAAGTTTCCTACATCTACTGCATTTGTGTCAGTGGCAAAGGGAAATTTATCGATAGTGTCTCTACTAGTATATGGAGGATATGTTAATCCACCAGAAACATATCCACTGACGCTAGAATTATGTCCAGCGACGCCAAATCTTGCTTGAGTTAAATCGCCAACATCAGTTGCGTTTTGATTTACGCTAAATGGAAATTTGTCAATAACATTAGAATCAACCGAAGTTAATCCACCGCTACTATAACCGTGTGTTGTAGAGGATTGACCTGAATGAGATCTAACTGAAGTTGTAGTATCAGAAATATCTGTTGCATTTGCATCTACAGCAAACGGAAATCTATCAATGGTGTTAACGTTACTCCCATTATAACCTGCAGAATGATAGCCATGTGTTTTTGAAGATTGCGATGCACCAAAAAATCTTGCTTGGCTTAAATTGCCAACTGGAGTTGCGTTCGCATCAGTTGCGAATGGAAATTTATCAATAGTTGCTAATGCGCCACCATTGTATCCACTGCTCGCATAACCAGATATTGTCCCTTGAAAAAGATTTATAAAGTTTGATGCAACTATTCTCCCGTCAAAGGAAAATCCAGTGGGAGTAGCATAAAGAGTATAATCGTCAAATTGTATTCTATCTTTTTGAACACGGATCATAGATCGTCTACTGCTTCTTGAAGTGCTTTAAATGCTTCTGGCTCGTTCATTTGCAACTTCATAAGCAGATTGATCAATTCACTCTTATCCAATTCAGATATTTTTTGAGCAAGAATAATTTCCATTTTAACCAGCTGTATTTTTTGCTACAAATCCATCATACCATGATTCTGCAGCTGTTTGCACCTGTTCACTTGTAAGTTGAGCACCACCGACTGGAGACTCACCATCATCGCCATGCATTGGGCTGGCAGCATGTATTGCAAGTGCTCGAGTAACAAATTGCTCTTTTGTAAGATAGTTAATTGTATCTGGCACATAGTGATCTGGATTTTCTTCAATCCAGCCAATATAGGTGTGATCACTTGGGTTAAACCAGTGACCGCGATCGTCGATAAACTCTGGCACTAGGCGACGATGACCTTGTTTATGTAACTTGTATTCTGCAACAGGCATTTATTCTTCCTCTTTCTTTTCGAGCAATGCTACCTTATTTGAATAAGAAAATTCCTCAATTGGTTCGCTGCTGAATCCTTGTAGTTTCATTCTAGCAACGTCAACTTTATAAACATCAGCCAATTCGTCAACCAACTTATCAACAAATTCGTACAATCCGCTTACGTCCCATGTTTGTTGTTTGGCTTCATTTTCAACATAGGCTCGAAGAACTGCCTGCAACTTCATTGGATTTACACCAATCTGCTCGACGTATTCTTGTTCACCTTTCGAAATACTACCAAACTGACGAACATCACGAATACATTGTACAATTGAACGCTTTAGATGGCTCTTTGTTTCTTCTTTCTCAATATCATGTTCAGTGAAACCAGAAACCTTCTCTTTTAATTCTTCGTAAAGAGCATTCAACGTAAGAACGTCTTTCATTGCTCCTTCAACGTAACTCATACCTTCAGCCAAACCCTCTTTAAGTTTCGTGAGTTTAACTTTTAATTCTACTTCGCGCCAATAATCGAGACCTTCTTTCTGAAGTTCTTCTTCAATCTTACGAATTTTAATCTCAACCTCAACATGACGCCATTTGGCTTCGTTCAATGCGGCTTTCTTTTTAGCCATCTCAGCAGCAATCTGACGCATATTTTTATATGGCGCATGATAACTAAGATTTAGATGCTTCCAAGACCATTGCGAGTGACTATGATTCCAAATGCTTTGCAACTCTTCTACGTTTTGAATTGCCTTATCGACTTTCGTAGAGTTGACAAGCAACGAAGTGTTTCCGAAACTTTGTATTGCTTTAACAGTACCTCGCCCAAAAACATAACTCATTGGGACTTTGAGTTCTGAGGATAGCGCCAAATCCTTGCGAATTTCCTCAAAAATGGCTAATTCTTTATCTTTCGCTTCATTCTCACTCATCTAAATCTCCTAGATCCATGAATCCAAATGACTAATGCATAACGATTTCCTTTCGTAATCGGAGTCACTTTATGCGTCATATAACTTGGGAACAAATGAACCGAACCTCTCTCTTTGGTTGCAACGACTTCTGTTCCATGATTATTTATAACTAACTCGCACCCCTCATATTCACTGGGATCGCTTAATTGAGCCGTGAAAGAGATCTTTCGAGTCACTGGCTCACCATTTCCAGCATCAACGTGCCAATCGTAATGACCCTTAACGTCGAAGTCAGAGGAATATTCAATTAACTGAATTCCATGAGTGATTCCAGTTAAATCGTATTGAAAATGATGTTCATTCGCAAACGATACAATGTTTGCGACTTTCTGAAAGATCCAATGGTTTTCTTCGTCGTTTTCTAGGATATAGATATTGGCTGAGCGAATACCTCTAGAAATACGACTATTTTCTTTCGATCCACCAACACCTGCTGTCGATGGATATGCATCGTTGAGCATTTTAAGTATCGTATCGCATTCTTTATCAGTAAACTTTAACTCTGGAATGTTTTGACTGTTGATCGGATAATATCCAGGAAAAGTATTATCTAAAGTGCTCGGAATAATAATGGTATTGAATATCGGTTTTGGAAACTTAAAGTCTTGCTTCTCTGTTTTGGGAAGAACATTTTTGACTTTATCTACACCAAACTTCTCACGACCATCTTTTGCATGAGATGCATATGGACCATTCGCATCAACATAATGAAAGAATACTTGAATGTGCCAGTTACCTTTAAACGCTGGACGCCAATGTAAGATATCGCATCCAGCATAAACTGCCATCTCTCCAATATCAAGATCGACTGGAATCTCTTTTTCTTCATCAAAGAAGATCTTCCAAAGATGTTTAGCGTCGAATCCAAGCGTCATGGTCGCGCTAATCTCACAGGCTGGACGATCTTTATGTTTTTTCAGTACCTCGCCAGTTCGATAGATTCGAGCATAGGTATATGTTGGGAGAAGAGTTTTGCCTAGATGATCACCAATCGGCTTGGCAAATCTTTGCAATAGTTCATCGAATGTGGGATCTCCATAAACAGAGTCACTCAGTGGGCATTGCTCGTCTTTCACAAGTTTACCCTGCTTGAGAAGATCAAACATGTAAGTGACTAATTGTTCACAATTTTCTTTTGGCAAGACATTAGATAGGATTACAAATCCGTTATTATCGAAATGCTCTTTTACACTCATGATATTTCTCTCTTAATATCAAAATTAAAACTCAAACTAATTCTCTTCTCATCACTCATATTTGGTTCAACATGATGCGCGAGCCAACTTGGAAATATAATACAACTTAATGGGCTTGGCTCAACTGGATAATTTCTAATTTTATATGGACTAGTATCGGCTCTCACGGCAGGACTTTCGAATATTAATCTTCCGCAATTGGGCGGTGTTTTTAAATAAAATGCTCCAGATAATATACCTTCGTGCGTATGTGCTGCATTAAAAGAATGTTTGTAATTTATATTCGCCCACATATTAATCAAATAGAGTTCTGGTAAATCTTGAGATTTAGCAATATCGTTAGCGATTGTCAATAAAACTTTTCGAAACTCTTGAAACAATCCTTCTTTATGGAGGTCACTTCTAGATTGCCATCCACCAAAATTGCTTTTCTTTTTAGATGGCTCTGTTTCTTCTAGATTTAAAATTAAATCTAGATAATCACTCGAGTGATATTTCTCACTGTTAAGTATATATCCCCAAATAGGAACAGAAAAAATATTGTGTTGATTAGGATGCATCTGGATAAAACCCTTCGTAAAACCATTTATAATTGTTTAAAACTTCCTGTTGAAAACGAGTAGAAAATGTTCTCTGTGGTTCTTTATAATATTGAAAAGATGGAGCAGTTTGATGATCAGCACGTTCTTTAAAATATGCATGATCATGTTCGAACAAAACTGATTGACTGATATTTTCTAAATCATGTGAATAATATTCTTCGCCTATATGATTGTAGACTTTCTTAAGAATATAGATTGGATCTTTTGTAAAATCTTCAAATCGAATAAACAAAACTTTAGATGGATTTTTCTTGAATACATCCATCATTCTAGTAACATCGTTCGCTAATGCATCAGACAAAACATTTAATGATTTAAAATAATACCCAAACTTCTCAGACTCAGACATGGCAGGAACAAGAGCATTATCGTCGGCAAAAGAATGAAGAGCAAGAGTTCGTTGATTTATTTTCTCGAAACTCTCAATAATATCTCTAAGATCACGAACCATGCAAATATACTTGCTATCTGGATATAAATGAAATAGATTTGACCAAGAACGATTCTTGGATATTACGACAGGTTTGTTGGTAAGTGCTTCAAACCATCCCTTCGTTGCTCCATGAATTAATCCGTACATGGCTTTATCGGCTTGCTCCAAACTCATTGCTTGAAATTGCTCGCGATAACGAGACTTGATTAAAACTTGCTGATGCAAGAGATCGGGCAAAGCACAAGTGCCTGTTGTAAATATTCTTGGATTTTGCTGCAGGATATTCATAAGCACTGTAGAACCAGTGCGAGGCAATCCGCCACAGAAGAATAATTTGTTCATTATTTACCCAAAAACTATATTATAACAAAAAGTCAACTAAAAATCAATTTATAAACCCATTAGATTGGAATTTAGGTTCTGTCAAATCCCCAATATCAGTAGCATTGGAATCAGTAGCAAAAGGAAATTTATCAATTGCATTTGTCGCTGTCACTGGTGCTGGAGGATTATTGCTCGTTGCGCCGCCAAGCATATATCCATGCGTTGCGCTAGATGATGAACATGCACTTGCGTTATTTGATGAAAGATCACCAACATAAGTTGACGTTCCCTCAGCTGCAAATGACATTTTGTCAATTGTTCTATATCGTACAACAGGAGTATTTGCAACCCCGCCCATTGCATAACCATGTGTTGGTGAAGACGCTCCAATCACAAGCCATCTTGCGCGTGTTGTTTCTCCAACCAAAGCTGAATCTGTTTCGGATGAAAAACGATACTTTTCAATTATATTTGTCAAGATAGTTGCTGGTGGACCAGAACCTAACAATGTTCCATTCATAATGTATCCATCAGTTAAAGATGCTGCTTCACATGGACCCTGACGATAATATGTCATACCACCAATAATTGCTGTTTCTGCTTCATTTGCAAAAGAAAATCTTTCAATGTCGACAGGGACTTCATTATATATTTTCATCCCACCAACATATCCATGAGTTGGCGATGCAACACCTACACCGCCATTGACTCGAACAAATTGTAGATTACCAACGCCAGCTGATGGCGCTTCAGTGGCAAAATTAAATTTTTCAATATTAAAGTAATATGCTAAACCCATTTGAGGTGGGAGTGGGCTAGATTCTGTTGTAGAGTCCCCACTAACTGCATAACCTGCTAATTCTGAAGAACAAGACCCACCTCTTCTTCTTTTTAATTGCGCGCTTGCAATTGATGTTGCATTTGTATCTGTAGCAAACGGAAATCTTTCAATTGTTTGATTGTATACTGGCGGCGGAGATCTGAGTGGATAAATTCCAGCAGAAGCATATCCATATAATGTTCCTGCATGCGGTGGTGTTGTATTCGCAGCACCAGCGATCATATATCCTAAAGATGATATTGACACTTGCGTCAAATTTGCATTTGAACTATCATCGATAACGGTTATATTATTGATTGTAATTGCCATTAGCCTTGTGAACCTGCAGGGTCAATTCTTGCTTGAGTTAAATCACCAACATCTGTGGCATTCGCGCTTGCAGCAAATAAAAACTTATCTATAACATTTCCATAAGTTGGTGAATCTGAGCCACCAGCTGTATACCCATGAGTTGTTGAAGAAGAACCTGTACCAGTTGTTCTTCTAGCCTGAGTTAGATCACCCACATCTGATGCATTTGTGTCGCTAGAGAATGGAAATCTGTCAATGACATTTGAGTATAATGTAGGAGTTGCGGGGTGTCCACCACCAGAAGCATACCCATGAGTGGTTGATTGTGTGCCAGCACCAACACGTCTCGCTTCAGTCAAATCTCCAACAAATGTTGCATTTGTATCCGTCGCAAATGGAAATTTATCAATTGTTGCGACATTGACGAGAGCAGGAGGTGGAGGCGTTCCACCACCAGAAGCATAACCGTGAGTGCTTGAACTTTGACCCATAGCACCAAATCGCACTACTGTCAAATTACCCACAGTTGTGGCAGCAGCAAACTCAGCAGCAAATGGAAATTTTTCTATTGCAGCTGTCCAAGTTACTGGTGGATATGCAGGCAAATTGGTCTGACCACCGCTTGCATATCCATGTGTAGAAGATTCTGAACCAGCAGGGAAAGCTCTTTTTGTTACAAGCTCGCCAACATAGGTTGAGCCAATGTCTACAGCAAATGGGAATCGTTCAATTCTACCAATAGAAGTTTGATTTGCAGGTAAAATCGCAGGTGAAGCAAACTGACCAGCAGCAGTATATCCATTTGTTGTTGATGATATGCCAGCTGCACCTCTAATTTGTTGCGACAAATAACCTATCGTTGTTGCATTTGTATCTGATGCAAACGGAAACTTATCGATACGATCAGACTGAGCTGGGAATGGTAAGAGTGTGAGTCCACCGCTTGCATAGCCATGCGATAATGATACTGAACTGACTTCAATATATCCACTTGAAGGTGTGTTTACAGTGCTGAAAAATCCTTTTTGATTTGCATCGATAGTAGGATTTTGTCTTCCTGTTCCGACTAATCTTGTTGATGCAACGTTCGTGCTAAATGTGGTGAAGTCTGAACCGTCATAAGATCCGAACCAACTAAATGATCCAAGTTGATCTGTGCTGTTATAGATATGTGCATCTTCAGATAAGACTTCGTCCATTGGACGACCAGCAACTTGATAGATGTCTGCTCTTGTGCTATTGTTTAAAATCCAAGTATTGCCGCTGTCGGTGCTCTTGTATTCACGAATATCCCATTGATTGTTTACTTCAGCGGCAACTGTGATAGTGTATTTGTCTCTCTCAGAGATTGCCATGCCGCCATAATAGTCACGAACTTGAACACCGTGGAATGGATATCCACCAGTGCAAACAGTTTTTGTATACCAAGTATTTCCTGTTTTATATGCGACTTTATATTGAATTATATTAACAAGTTTATTGAATGTTCCGAATGCTACAGCATCGTCATGAACGTCAAACAAACGAACAGAATTATTTGCCCCTGAATTGGTGAACACTAATTCAAAGTCTGCTTCGTCAAATGGCAATCCAGTTCCATCAGTTAGATTACCGATGACTGCATTATTCGCATACACATCCCATGGGGCAGTGTTTCCGTTACGAAGAATTTTACCAAAGTAAATGTTATTATTGGAAGTCGAATCGTATGGATGCCAGCCCTGAGCAAAATTTAAAATATCTTTATCTTCGTAACTTCTTCTAATTGCAAAATATGGCCAAGTGTAAATTGACTTAAACAATCCTTTTGGCGTCGACAAATTCGCAACAGGATAATCACCAGTTACAGCCAGCCATTGATTCGCAGTGTTTAAAACTTGTTGACGACCCAATAAAATAAACTTTCCGTTGGCATTAAATGCGTTTGGATAGAACGATGCCGTTGCTGTTGGGGCAGTCGAGAAAGTTACGTTGACAAGATTTTTATTTGCTGGACTTTCGCCTTCATTAAATTCAATATAAAACATATTTTTTGTATTTAATACTGCAGAATTTGCCGTACGACCCTGAATAAAAATATAGGCTTTGTTATTGCCAGTTACAACTGCGCTGGCATTGTGATCGTCTTTTGAGAAAGTATTTGCAGGAGTAATGGTATACTGCGTTGTGTTTGCAGTGTTATGATTGGTAATAGAGACGCCAACCGCTCCATTAGATTGTGTGAAGCAAGCATACGTCCAATGATTGGATGCGTTTTTGTCGCGAAGGACTAGTGGCTTGATCCACCAAGACCACATGGCGTTATTAATTGTGACGCCAGTAGCACCGAGAGTTATAAAAGAATTCGAATTTGCATTGACGGATGGCGTGGTATCTGGGATTTCGATGTACCCATTACTCGTAACAGACACTACATTGAAATTGCCGTTACCTGCGTCGCCAACTACTGTGTTACCCGCCTGTAGAATTGCCATTCTTTAGATTCTCAATTTCAGTGCGAAGTAA